GGCGGTGGCGGAGGTGGCAACACTCCGCAGCTAAACGAGCACGGTTACCCGGACGCGACTCCCATTGCGGAGATGTCCGTGGAACATCAGGCGGCGTACTGGAAGCACCAGTCCCGCAAGCATGAGCAGCGGGCCACAAGCGCTCCTGACGCCGCTGAGCTTCAGCGCCTGAAGGAGCGTGACGCGGCCCTGAAGAAGCTCGAGGACGAGCAGCTCACCGACGCGCAGCGGATCCAGGCTGAGAAGGATGCCGAAGCCGCCCGAGCGACGGCCGCCGAAGCCACAGCCGCAGAGGCCGTGCGCAAGGCGCTCGTCCTGGAGATCGCGCTCGAAAAGAAGCTCTCCGTCCTGCAGGCGGAGCGACTCCGCGGCACGACAAAGGAGGAGCTCGAAGCTGACGCGGACGAGCTTTTGAAGCTCTTCGGCGGCTCCGGCCAGGGCAGCAACGACGGCGCCGGCAATGGCGGGCAGCACCGATCTGGCGGCCCACGAGGGAACGACGTCGGTAACTCCCGCACCACGCAGGCAGGCGCCGACCTGTGGCGTCAGCGCAACCCGCGCAAGAACTGATCAACCTTCTACGGAGGACACATGGACCTCAGCCTCAAGACTGAGTCGTTCACGCAGGACCGTCGGGACTGGCTGGGGTCTGCCCACGGCACCGACGCCCCTGTTGGCGCGACCCTGGACGTCACGAAGTTCACGTCCGGCACCCACTACCCCGACGGCTACATCAAGAGCGGCATTCCGCTGGGCAAGGTGACCGCGTCGGGCAAGTACGGCCCGTACGACGACACGGCGGCGGACGGGCGAGAGACGTGCGTCGGCTTCCTCTTCACTGCCGTCGACGTCAAGAGCGGTTCGACCACGGTCGTCGGCTCGATGCTCCTGCACTGCTTCATCAAGGAAGCGAAGCTTCCCGTCACCATCGACGCCGCCGGTAAGACCGATCTCGGCTCCCGCGTCGTCTTCGTCTGAGAGGTACCCCTAGATGCAGCTCATTACTGAGTACGCCACTCCGGCGGAGCTGACCGGCTACGCCCGTGCGGCGGAAGCTGACCGGGACGAGAACGAGTTTTCGCTCTCCCGCTGGCTCCCCAACGACACAATCAACGACCTGACGTACCGCTTCACCCGGGGTGGGGGTGGCCTTACGGAGGCTGCCAACTACCGGGCGTACGACGCTGAGTCGGACATCGGTACCCGGCCAGGTGCGGCCCGCGTGAGCGGCGAACTGCCGCCCATCTCGAGGAAGATCCCCGTTGGCGAGTACGAGCGGATCGTCCGCCGTGGCGTTAATGCGAACGCGGAGATCCGGGACGCGATGCTCGCGGATGGCGTCCGTTTGGCCCGCCAGCTGGCTGCGCGTGTCGAGCTGGCCCGCTCGTCCGCCATCTTCAACGCTGGCGTCACCCTGGACGAGGACGGTGTCCAGGCGTCCGTGGACTTCGGCCGGAAGGCTGAGCACAACGTCTCCGCCGCGACGGCGTGGTCCGACCCTGCGGCCGACATCATCGGTGACTTTCAGGCGTGGCTCGAGGTCTACTCCGACACGAACGGCGGAGACCCGGAGGCGGTGCTCGTCTCCCGCGCCATCCGCATGGCTCTGAAGCGCAACACGCAGCTTCGCGGACTCTCGACGACCGGCGCCACGGCCCCGACGATCCTGACGGACAGCCTCCTCGAGGCGATCCTCTCGGATCACGGCATCCCGCCACTCGTCCAGTACGACGCGAAGGTGTCCGTCGGTGGCGTGTCCACCCGCGTGACCCCGAACGACAAGCTGGCATTCCTGCCGTCGCAGGGCGATGCGCTGGGTAAGACCCTGTGGGGCGTGCCTGTGGAGGCGGACGACCCGCGGTACGGCCTGGCTGGCGATGAGGCCGGTATTGCGGTCGGCGCCTACAAGTCGGAGGACCCACAGACTGTGTGGACCCGCGCCGTCGCCATCGTGCTCCCCGTTGCTGCGAACCCGGACCTGACCTTCGTGGCCGACGTCCTCTGATCAGAAACGCGAGGCACTGACGCATGGCCAAGCTGGCAACGTTCGTCCACGTGACGACCAATGAGGGTGTGAGCCACGTGTTCACCCCTGCCGACGAGGTCCCTGCGTGGGCCGCGTCGAAGATCACTAACCCGAAGGCGTGGGAAGTGCCGCCCTCCGCCAGTCGACTAGCGGAGCCAACTCCGCCAGCCGCTCCGGTGAAGAAGGCAGCCGCAAAGCGCGCACCCGCGCGACGGAAGGCGACTGACAATGGCACTGTTCACAGCGACTGAACTTCGCGCCTTCCTGCAGCGCCCCGTGACTGACGAGCAGTGCGCGCTAGCACTCGAGCTCACGACGGATGCCTTCCGCGGCGAAGTGGGGGACCGGATGACGGATCCCCCACAGCCTGGAATCAAGTCCGTCGCTCTGGCCGTCGCCGCGCGAGTCCTGACCAACCCGTCCGGGCTCCGAAGCGAGCAAGCGGGCGGGATGCTTCAGACCTACGCAGATGCGCAAACCGGCGTCATGCTCTCCGATGACGAGCGGCGCCGGCTGCGACGCGCTGTCGGGGTCGCAGCGTCCGCGGGAATGCTCGACATCTCACCGGACGGTGACTATGTGGCGCCTGTCGACGTCTGGCGGGCGCTATGAGCCTGATTGCAGCCCTGATGAGCGACAGCGTCACCATCGAGCGGGACGGCCCGCCAACACGAGATTCCACGGGGTCGGAGGTACCAGGACCTCCCGTCACGTTCGTCGTCGACGGAGCAACGGTGATGAGCCCCTACGGCGTCACCGTCGGCTCCTCTTCCGAAGAGCAGAACGCGAGCGACATCGTGACTACGAGGCGCGTGCTTTTTGCGCCGCTGGGCACCGACGTCCAGCCCGCAGACCGCGTCTTCCATGACGGCCGGAAGTACGAAGTCATCGGCCACCCGCTCGAGTTCCCCATGACCTCCCTGGCGCACATGGAGGCGGCACTAGAGGCGGTGACCGGCTGATGACGCAGTACCGAAGCAAGTACCGCGGACGCTACGTCGGTATCGGCGCGATGCTCCGGCGCCCCTGGCTGCAGCCACCCTGCCTGAAGGCCGCGGAGAAGCTGCAGGCAGCCGCGCAAAGTATCAGCCCTGTCGGTGACCCGACGGAGGACCGACACCCGGGCCTCTACAAGGCGTCGTTCGAGACGCTGCCGATTCGGAAGAACGTGCCCTTCAAGGGGCGGCCCGTTCAGCGATCAGGCGCCCGCGTGGTCAACAAGGCTCCGCATGCCTGGCGCGTGGAGTACGGCGACGGACGAGTACCTCGGTACGCCCCGCTTCAGACGGCCATAGACACCGTGAAGGCGGCGCACCGTGGCTGACGTCGAAGCCGTGCTAGCGCCCTGGGTAGAGGCCACCTTCGACGTGTTCAGCGCCTCTGCAACGCCGGCAGACCTGGAGGAGCGACTCCCCGTGGTCCGCGTCGAGCGGGTTGGGGGATCGGACGGGCGCTTCCGCGGCCATCCGCGGGTGGCGATCGACGTATTCGCGGCCACGGCCGACGAGGCGCGGACGCTGGCCAACAACATCAAGGACGCGCTCCTCTTCCTCCGCGGTCCCGTGAACGGTGCAGTGATCAGCGACACCCGATGTGACTCCGGCCCTTCCCGGCAGCCGTGGGCGAACCCCGCGGTCCACCGACGTGGCGCCACCTATTCCGTGAGCCTCCGGGCCGCGTAACCCCTGACTCCCTACCCGAATTGCCTCCGGCATTCGGGCCTTTCGCATGCCTGGAGGCATCATGGCGGACACCCGCAATGCCGATCTCACTTTCGGCGCAACTGACTATCTCGTGTACGCGGGACCGGTGAACACGGCCGTTCCAGGGTCTTTCGCGGATCCAGACTCGCCGTGGGTCAACCTCGGCTGGATCACCACGGAAGGCGGCCTCTTCACCATCGAAGAGGAGTCTCAGGACGTGGAGGCGGCCGGCTCGCTCGAGCCCATCCGAACCCTGATGACGAAGAGCGTCAAGTCGACGCAGGTCACCTTCCTTGAGGGTCTGAACCCGATGGTGCGCTCCCTCTACGACAACGTGCCGATTACGGCCCTCGAGCCGACGGCGGACGTGACGGAGTACGACCTCCCCGACAAGCCAAACGACCTCCGCTACGCCTTCGTCTTCGACACGATGGACGGCACGAAGCGCATGCGGCTCTACATGCCGAACGGGAAGGTCACGGAGCGCGGGGACGAGCAGCCTCAGACGTCTGACGTCATGGGCGTTCAGATGACCTTTACCTTCTACCGTGGCGCGGCGAACGCTGCGGCCGTCAAGCGTGCCATCAAGTACGGCGGCGTCGACGTCTCCAGCTTCTTCCCAGCGCCGTAATCAAACCAGCGGAGCCCTGTACCGCGCGGGTCCGGGGCTCCGCTCATCTCTTGCACTACGACCCGCGCACCTTCACTACACCTGACATAGGAGACCCGCGCGCATGACTGAGAAGACCCCCGCTGAAGTGCAGGAGAACGAGGCGAACGGCGACTACGGCACGGCCACGCTGTGCGGTACGGAGCTCCGCGTGAAGAACGTCAGCAAGTGGCGCCCGTCGTACCTCCGCGCCCTCCGGAACGGCGACTACGACACGTGGGCGGCTGGCGCCCTCCACGAGGACGACGTCCAGACTTTCATCGATCTGGACGCCACCTTCGACGAGATCAACGAGTTCACGGCCGACGCCATGGAGTCTGCCGGGGAGGCCCCGGGAAAGTCTGGCGCACCTACGCGATCCTCACGGAGCACGCGGAAGCGCTAGAAGGCGATCTCGCGTTCTACTTCGACGGCCTGGACCTCCTAGACGTCTACCGCGGGCTGCTCTCGCTGCGGAAGCTGCGTGTCTACATCGAGCGGCTTCCACCGGAGTCGCACACGAAGACGGCACTCCGGAACTCCATCTCGCCTGAGCAAATGGCGCAGGCGTCGGGGGAGTACCGGCCTGACCGGGCCCCATGGAGCGGCGTCGAAATGCTGCTCGCGGCCCTGCGGGACGAGATTGTCATCCTGCGGAACTGCACCATCGCATCCGCCGGCTCCAAACCGCCCAAATTCGAGCCCACGCCCCGCCCTGGGGTGACTCCAGCTGCTAGCGGATCCCGACGGCAACTGACAGAGGAACAACGCCGCGCGCTTGACCCGCGGATGAGGAATCAGCCGAAGGAGGCGTGATGGCGGACCTGGACATTGTCGGCTCTGCAGCTGTAGACGTGGTGCCGGTCGCGCCGAACTTCCACCAGAAGCTTCAGGCTATGGTCCTGCCGTCGGCTGATCGCGTCGGTACTGACGCCGGTCGACGGCTGGGCGACGCCATTGCTGACGCCATGATGCGGCAGATAGCCCCCGCGCTGCCTGCGGCCGTCAACGCGGGCGGACAGGCGGCGCAGCGTGCGGGAGCTCGACAGGGCTCCGACACGGGCGGTGCCTTCGCCCGCTCCCTGCGGACGAAGCTTCAGGCTGCGTTCAAGGCAATGCCGAAGCTGGACGTTCGGCTCTCTGATACGGGAGTGGACGCTCAGCTAGCTCGACTCCGCGCACGGATGGAGACTCTATCCGGTAAGCGAATCGGGATTGATGTTGACGTGGCGTCCGCGGAGGCGGAGGTCAAGCGGATCGACGCGGAGCTCAAGCGACTTGGAGCCTCGCACCCCAACATTGCTGTCCGGGCCGACACAGCGACGGCCCGCGCTGCACTCGCGGAGCTCCGGGCGGAGATCGCGGCCGTCGACGCGAAGGACATCAACCTAGACGTCGACATCGACACGACCGGCGCCCGTAGCGCGATACTGCAGCTGGCAATTCAGATGGCCATCCTGACGGCGATCCCCATGGGCCCCGTCCTGGCTGCCGGTCTAGGCAGCTTCGTTACCATGGTCACAGCCGCCGGCGCCGGAGTCGGAGCCTTTGCTCTTGCCTCCGTGCCAGCCATTAAGGGTGTCTCTGACGTCCTGAAGCTGCAGACAGCGGCGCAGGACGACGCTACGAACGCCGCACAGCGTGGCGCAGCTGCCTCGTCGCAGGCAGCCTCTCGAGCCCTGCAGATGGCCGGCGCTCAGGCGTCGCTAGCCTCTGCCCACCGAAACTCCGCACGGTCCATCGCGCAGGCGAACCGGGCCGTGGAGGACGCGGAACGTGCCGTCGCACAAGCCGCACAGCGAGCCGCAGACCAACGGCGCACCGCCGCAGAGAACGTGGAGCGCGCGGAGCGATCTCTAGCGGACGCCAAACGATCCGCGCAGCGGGCGGAGGAAGACCTCACCGACGCTCGCGCGAAGGCTGCCCGTCAGCTCCGAGACTTGAACACGCAGTTGGCGGAGGGCGCCCTAGACCAGCGAGACGCAGCTCTCCGCGTCCAGGAGGCGCAGCTCGAGCTTCAGCAAGTCATGGCCGACCCGAAGGCAACCGAGCTGCAGCGCCAGCGTGCGCGGCTGGCCGCCGACGAGGCGGAGCTCCACGCGAAGACGCAGAAGCAGGACTATGCCGACCTGCAGAAGAGCGCAAAGGCACAGCAGAAGGCCGGAGTCGACGGCAACGAAGCGGTGAAGGACGCAGCCGAACGGCTAGCGGACGCACAGCGGAAGGTGGCCGACGAGGCGAAGGCCGTGACCAACGCGCAGCGGGCCGCCGCTCGAGCGCAGGTCCAGGCAGCGCAGGAAGTCACGGACGCTCAGCGTCGCGTGGCCGTCGCAGCTGAGAATGCCGCAGCCGCTCAGGTCTCTGCCGCGGAGTCCATCGAAGCCGCGGAACGTGGCGTCGCCTCCGCGCGACTGTCCGGCATGTCGGCCACGTCGAAGGCGATCACGAAGCAACAGGAATACGAGCGGGCGCTAGCGAAGCTGACGCCGGCGCAGCGGGACCTGTACGACTCCATTGCTGGACCGAAGGGCATCAAGAGCGCCTTCAAGGACTGGCAGACGAGTCTTCAGCCGCACGTACTACCGATCTTCACGCGAGGCGTCGACGGTGCGAAGAAGTCCCTTCCTGGACTGACTCCGCTAGTCATCGGCGCATCTGCCGGAATCCAAACGCTGATGGACAAGGCATCGGCACAGCTGAAGACGCCTTTCTGGGTCGGCTTCAAAAAGGATCTGGCGGAGAACGTACAGCCTGCCGTGGAAGGATTCGGAGTCGCCTTTGGAAACGTGATCAAGGGCATCGCTGGAGTCATTAGCGCCTTCCTCCCGCACATGGACGGTATTGCCCGGAAGTCGGATTCCATCACGTCGCGGTTCGCGAAGTGGGGGACGAGCCTTAAGGGCTCACCGAAGTTTGAGAAGTTCCTCCAGTACGTGAAGGACACATCGCCTGGGCTGGCCAAGTTCCTTGGCGACATCTTCGGCGCGATGCTGGACGTCTCGAAGGCGCTGGCTCCGCTTTCGACGGCGATGTTCGAAACTCTGGGACCGATCCTCGACGGCATTTCGTGGCTGGCTACGAACATGCCCGAACTGATCATGCTCCTCTGGGGACTCTGGGCGGCGCAGAAAGCCGTCACACTAGGAATGGCTGCCTTCGCGGTGGCTATGGGGCTTTACCAGTCGGTCATGATTCTGGCAACGATTGCCACGTCAGGCTGGGCAGTCGCTCTGAATGCGACGGGAATTGTTCCGATCATCCGGGCAATTGTGCTGGCGGTGGGACTCCTCGTCGCAGCCGTCATCTACGCGTACAAGAATTGGGATTGGTTCCGGAACACCGTCGACACCGTGGCAAGCGCCATCGGGACGGCGGTTTCCTGGCTCTGGGGGACAATCCTGAAGCCCGCCTTCGACGGCATATGGTGGGTGATGAAGAAGGTCGGAGACATCGCCGTATGGCTCTGGGAGAAGGCCCTGCGGCCAACCTTCGAGTTCATCGGCAAGGCAGCTCAAATCCTCCTTACCGTCCTGGTCACGGCCGTCCTTCTGCCCATCTACCTGGCGATAAAGGCGCTGGGAGCCATCGCAATGTGGCTCTGGGAAAAGGCGATACGTCCCGCGTTCTCGTGGATAGCGGAAAAGGCGTCGTGGCTCTGGGAAAAGGTCTTCCGCCCCGTCTTCTCCTGGATAGGCGACAAGGCAAAGTGGCTGTATGACAAGGCCATTAAGCCCGCGATGAACAACGCCGTAAAGGCGTTCGACGCGCTGAGTGCCGCCGGGAAGTGGATGTGGGAAAAGGTCCTGGGACCAGTCTTCTCCTGGATAGGAGACAAGGCGGGATGGCTGTACGACAAGGCGATCAAGCCAGCCTTCGACAACATCAAAAAGGCCGTCAGCCTCGTCTCGAAATCCTTCGAGACCGGTAAGGACAACATCGGCAAAGCGTGGAACAAGGTCCGAGACCTGGCGAAGAAGCCCGTTAAGTTCATCATCGACAAGATCTACAACGGTGGAATTGTCCCGCTGTGGAACAAGGTCGCTGGAATCACGGGTGCCGGCAAGCTGAAAAAGGTCGACTCGAAGAAGCTTGACCAGTACTACAACGGAGGCATCACGTCCGGCTATTCGCCCGGACGAGACGACCGCGTGATTGCGGTCGGTGGTGGTGAAGCCATCATGCGGCCGGAGTGGACGAGGGCAGTCGGAGCCGACACCATCCACAGTTGGAACGCCGCAGCCCGAAAGGGCGGTGTCAGCGGCGTCCGACGGGCGATTCAGAACGGAATGCCTGCCTACAAGGACGGTGGAATCGTCAATTGGTTCAAGGGCAAGGCAAGCTCCGTCGGTGATTTCATCTCCGGCGCCGCTGACTGGCTGGACCCGACGGAGCTCTTCGGTAAGGCGACGTCCTTCATCAAAGACAAGATGAAGCCCATCATGACGAACCCATGGGCGCGCGAGATCGCATCCATGCCGGTCGACATGCTGAAGTCCCTGAAGGAGAAGGCGCTCGACTTCTTCGGCTTCGGGGGAGGCGACGGCGGAGGATCCTGGATCAAACCCGTCAACGCTCCCTACGGCACGCCCTTCGGTAAGCGAGGCTCGATGTGGAGCTCCGGCCGACACACTGGCCTGGACTTCCCCGCCTCCACCGGATCGATCATCAAGGCCGTGGCCGGCGGACGAGTCGCCATGGCGAAGAGCGGAGGCCCGTACGGGAGTCACGTCTCCATCAACCACGGTGGCGGCCTGACGTCTCTTTACGCGCACATGTCCGCCATCGGCACCGCCGTAGGTAAGGCAGTGAAGCAGGGGCAGACCATCGGTCGCGTCGGTGCAACCGGCAACGTCACCGGTCCTCACCTCCACCTGGAGGCGCGGAAGAAGGGACAAGCCGTTGACCCAATGCAGTACCTCACGGGTGGCGGACGAGGCTTCAGCTCGACGGCTACAAACGCTGTCCAGGCATACGCCAAAAACATCCTGAGCCGCTACGGCTGGGGTCCGGATCAGTTCGGACCGCTGAGGAAGCTGTGGGAGGGCGAATCCAACTGGCGTTGGAACGCTAAG